TCAGGTGATCGAGGATCTCGGTCAGGTAGCGCGGGGCCTTCTTTCGATCCGCGACGCCAGACAGGAACATGCCGAACTCGTCCTGCTGAAACAGGATCGCCGGATGGCGAAACGCGGCACTCAGCAGACCGCTGCCCGAGGCGATCTTGTTGCCGCCCAGGTAGTCCCCGAGACCGGCCTCCGAGAATGCGAGGTTGATCACCTCGCGCGCGGCGTTCTTTCCCGCGCCGCTGTCCGCGATGCCGATGACGTAGACGTTCGACCTGAGATTGGTCGGCGTCGCGTAGCGCCGCCCCATCAGCACGCCGATCGCCGCGATGCATGCGCCGACAGCCAGGATCGGCTGCGGGCGACGCGCGGACTTGATGATCGCGTCGAACATCATCTGCATCGCGCCGCCGAGGTCGAAATATCCGACAGGCGCGGCCTTCGGCGCGGGCCGCTCTTGCGGCTGCGGCTGTGCCTTCTTCTTCTTTCCTGGCGCATGCTTCTCGACGAACGCGCTTACATCGACAGCAGGCTCAGGCGGCTGCATGCCGAGCCGCTCGCGCAGCCATTGCGTGGCGCTCTCCAGATCGCTGCCCGCCGCCGCCATGACGAGGTCGAGCGGCGTGTAATTGCGCCCCTCGCCCCAGTCGGTGATGCCCTGCGGATGGATCGAGACGTTCGCGCGCTCGCAGCCGCGCCAATGTGCGATCACGCGATAGCTGCCGTCGCGCCGCGCCTTCGACATCGGAAACAGATCCGGCACCCAGGCGTCGAAGTTCGACATCGCGGTGTCGTTGACCTCGCGCCAGTATGCGTTGCCGTCGCCCTCGCCAGACGAGCGGCGCGTTGTCGGCTCTCGGTCCTCTTCGGTCTGATACGGACGCACGACGCGCTCGATCTGCTCGATCAGATCGGCGGGAAGCTCAGGCAGTTCGTCTGCGGACACGCCTTCCAGCGTGTCGGGCGTCAGCCACGAGTATTCCATGCCGTCAGGATGCAGCGTCGGCGGCAGCACGGTCTGCCGCCCGTGCGACAGGATCTCGATGACCGACTGTCTGCCGACGTTCCACTTGCGCGAGGGCAAGTCGCTCGCGCGATAGAACGCCGTGTATCCCTTCGCGCCACGCTTGCGGACGGGGCTGGGCGGGATCAGCGCTTCGAGCGCGGCGCGAAGCTCGTCGGGGCCGTAGTCGAAATCGACTGCGATCAGGTTCGACGCCTTGCCGAGCGCGACGCAGACGCCCGCGTCGGGCCAGCCGTTCCAGATGTCGATCTCGAACACGGTCGGCAGTCGGTCGCAGTACCGCTGCCAGTCGATCATCCCGCGCCACTCGCCGCGCGTGAACTCGCCTGGACGCTTTTCGCCGGGAACGATCGGGATGACGCTGTAGCCGCTGTCGATCAGCCGCTGCGCCACGCGCGCGTAGGGCGACTTCATTTGCGCTCCCCCGCGAGATGATCAAGCTGATAATGCAGGCGCGACGACGCATCCTGCGGCGCGCGCGTGATGAAGGCTGTGACGAGCGCTTGGGGTCCGTATCGTTTCTCGGCTGCGACGCGCACGACCTGTGTGTCGTCGCGATAGACGATGCCGTTCAGAGCGTCGAGCCACGCCTTGAGAATGTTGTCGAGATCGGGCCGCACCGTGTGTGCGATTTCGCGACCGATCGCGGCGGCACGCTTCTTCTGGCTCCATGATGCGGGCGGCTCGAAGACCGCGAGGAGGTCGATGCGAACGGGTCCGTCGAACGGCAGGGACATGAGACCGCTCAACGTCTCGACCTCTGTGCGCGCAGCGGCACGCACGCGCTCCTCATAGCTCGCGGTCTTGTCTGGCGTCCGCATGTGTATCCGCAGCTTGCCGCCGCGTGCGCGACGCAGAGACGCGCGAGGGCGTCCCTTCGCGACAGGCTCGCCCGCAAGAGATATCGTGATCATCGTGCCGTCCTCCGTTGTCGAGGCTGAGAACATGAGGGCTTGACGCCCCCACGTCAACGCTGCGCGACTGAGCGTTTACACGCTCAGGGAATTTTCGATGTTTTGTCCTTGCGTGAAGCTCTGCGAAGAAAATATAACGCCGACAGTTGAGTTGCGTTTAGTTGAGTTGAACGAAATCGAAACCCAATCAGGAGATCGAACATGAAGGCCAAGAAGTCCGTCGCGCCGAAGGCGCGCACCGTCGAGCAGATTGCCGACGAGCTAGCGAACGCGAAGCGCATCGAGAGCGATGCGAACAAGGCGCGCGTCGCCATCGAAGAGGAACTCATCAAGGCTCTCGCCTTCGACAAGGTCGAGGGTTCCTCGACCTATGAGGTTGGTGAGTACAAGGTGACGCTCACCGCGAAGCTCACGCGCAAGCCGACCGACATGTCGGTCTTCGTCGATGCCGTGATCGCGAACATCCCCGAGGCTCTGCGCCCGATCAAGATCAAGCCCGAGGTCGATGCGACGGGGCTGAAGTACTTGCTCAACAACGAGCCGGATCTCTTCGCGAAGATCGCGAAGCATATCGTCACCGAACCCGCGAAGACCGCCGTCGCGATCTCGCGCAAGATCTGAAAGGAAATCGATCAATGGCTATCTCTCTGTCTTCCCTGCGGCGCACTTCGGTGCGCCGTCCGCCGCGCCTGTTCTTGTACGGCATTCATGGCGTCGGCAAGTCCACGTTCGCCGCTGCCGCGCCGAACCCGGTCTTCATTCAGACCGAGGACGGTCTGGACGCGCTCGACGTGCAGGCGTTCCCGCTCGCGAAGTCTTTCGACGACGTGATGGAGGCGATCGGCTCGCTCTACGAGGAGGAGCATGATTTCAGCACGCTCTGCATCGACAGCGCCGACTGGCTGGAGCAACTCATCTTCAAGGATGTCGCCGCCGAGCAGAAGGTCTCCTCCATCGAGGACATCGGCTACGGGAAGGGCTACGTCTTCGCGTCCAGCCGCTGGGCGACGCTGCTTGAGGGTCTCGATCTGTTGCGGAACGAAAAGAACATGGCGATCGCTCTGATCGGCCACGCTCAGATCCGCCGGTTTGAAGATCCGATGGTCGATGGTTACGATCGCTATTCGCCGGATTTGCACAAGGTCGCGAGCGCGACGCTGTGCGAGTGGGCAGACGTTGTTGCGTTCGTGAACTTTCGCGTCGCGACGAAACAGGTCGATGCTGGCTTCAACCGCAAGGTCGCGAAGGGTGTCGGCTCCGGTACGCGCACGATGTATCTGGAGGAGCGGCCCGCGTTTACCGCGAAGAGCCGCTGGCGCATCGGATCGGACTGCCCGCTTGACTGGGCGACGTTCGAGGCGCGACTGAACAAGGCGCAGGGCGGCGAGGATGCCGCGCCTGCCGAGCAATCCGAGCCTGACCAGCCGCAACCGGCTCAGGATGCACCGCAGAAGTCTGCGGTGAAACGCGGCACCAAGAAGGAGTGACGAATCATGTCCGAAGAGAAGAAGACGAAGAAGACCACCGCGACCAAGGCTCCCGCGAAAGATCCGGTCGTCTACGTCCTGTATCGCGGCGAAGCCGAGATCGTCGGCGTCTGCACGCGCGCGGACACCGCGATGGAGACCATCTCGGCTGATCGTGACGTTCAGTTCGCGCGCGTCGCGATCGCGCGGCAGAAGCGTGGCACCCGCGCCTGATTGGCGCTGCGGGGCCAGGATCGTCCTGGCCCCGCTTTAATCGAACGAGGAAATCACAATGGCAAATCTCGGAAGACGTTTTGACGCGGACGAAGTGCCGCCGAGCGAATATCAACCGATCCCCGTTGGCAGCTACCGCGCCGAATTCGTCGCGAGCGAGATCAAGGCAACGAAGAGCGGGAGCGGTCAATACATCGAGTTCCAAGGCACCTTGCTCGACGGCGAGTATCAGGGTCGCCGCTTCTGGGACCGCATCAATCTTTGGAACGAAAATCGGCAAGCGGTGCAGATCGCAGAGCGCACGTTCGCCGATATGTGCAAGGCGTGCGGGAGGGGCGCGATCGAGGACACCGACGAACTGCATCAGATCCCGTTCGTGCTGAAGGTCAGGATGCAGAAGAACAAGATCACGGGCGAGATGCAGAATGCATACGGCTACGCACCGGACGGCGAGCCGCAGGCTCCTGCCCGCGCGCCCGCGACGAGCAGGCCCGCGCCGCCATCGGCACCCGCCCAGGCGACCCCCGCAAAACCCGCTGGGAAGCCCTGGGAACGCAAGCGCTGAACGTCCGCTACCCAACCCCCAGCCCGCTGGCTTTCGCTCGCCAGCGGGCTGATTTTCGGCCCTGGAGGGCACAATGGCAAAGCTCCCCCCGCTCGACCACAACGACCCCGTCATCGACGCGATCAACCGCGCCCTTGAGGAGCGCCAGGAGGACACGCCCCGCGCGTACCTGGGCGCGTCAGCGATCGGCCAGTCGTGCGAGCGCAGGCTCTGGCTGGATTTCCGCTGGGCGCGCAAGCGGAGCATCGCGGCGGCGGGGCTGTGCGCGATCGACGATGGGCATCGCGGCGAGCGCATCATGGCGGATCGCCTGCGAATGGTTCCCGGCGTCAGCTTGATCACCGAGGACGAGGCCGGGAATCAGATCGGCTTCGCAGATCTCGGCGGGCACTTTCGCGGCAACGCGGACGGTCTCATCGAGGGTCTGCCACAGGCGAAAGCGCTGCATGTCTGGGAATGTAAAATCGCCAACGAAAAGAAATTCGAGAAGTTGATCGATCTGAAAACTCGGCTTGGCGAGAAGGCTGCATTCGCGAAATGGGACGCGACCTATTACGCGCAGGCGCAGATCTACATGCATTACCTGGGCGCGCATCGGCACTACCTGACTGTCGGCTCGCCGGGGGTGCGCCGCATGGTGACCGTGCGAACGGAATACGATGCGATGGCTGCGCTGAACTTGGTCTCGAAAGCGCAGCGCGTCATCGAGGCGCAGCGCATGCCGGTCAGCATCTCGACTGATCCGTCGTGGTACGAGTGCCGGTTCTGTCCGCATTACGACGGCTGTCACGCTGCTGATCGGAGCGCGCCGACGAGCGCGGCGTCGAACTGTCGGACGTGTCTGCACTCGACGCCGCTGATGACCGGCGGCTGGCATTGCGCGCGGTTCGAGAAGATGATCGACGTTGAAACGCAGCGCGCCGGGTGCCCTGCACATCTCTACATTCCCGACCTGATCGACGGAGAGCAGACCGACGCAGGAGACGACTGGATCGAGTACCGGCTCTTGAATGGCAAGTTCTGGTGGGACGGGAAACAGGAAGATTGACGCGGGGGAGGCGAGACGATGTCTGACACGTTCAAAACGCCAATCTTGCAGCGCATAGAGCGCGAGATACCGCATGTCGCCGGATATCTGCATGAGAGATATATCGAAGACCATCGAAATGAAGCCGAAATAATTGGCGATCTCAGGCGGCTCGTCTTGATCGCGCTGACCGAAGACGACAAAAGGATCGACCTCGCCACTCCCATTGCCAAGGCCGTTGCCAAAGCCGTCAAGCAAACAGAGGGAACGATTAGAATGGCGTCATGGAACGCCGACATGAACCTATCCTCTGCGGAGCTAAATGAGCGAAAGGAGCGCGCGACTGCAATTCTGAAGCGGATATTCAGCGCCGACAAAGTCACGGTGATGGAGAATTTAGACGTGACCCTGTTTCGCGAGGGCGCAATGAAGCGTCTTTGCTTTGATGGGCGTCAGCGCTTTGCGGAAGCAATAAGGCTCGTCAATAACGGCATCAGCATTGATGATCTCCCCGTCGTGTCCGAAGCCAACTACAAGACCGCCCGCGATCTCAGCGAACAAGATCGTCTCAATTTAGAGAAGAGAATTGCCGAGCTAGAAGATCGAGAAATTATGCTCGCGGACGACCTGAGAATCGAGAAGAGGCTTTCCCGCGAAGCCGCGACCGCTGCCGCCGCTGAACGTGAGCGGCTGATCAAGCTGGCCGAGACGGCGCAGCGTCAGGCGGGCGAGGTGCAGAAGCTGCTGGCCGAGGCGAGGGCCGCGCAAAACGAAACTGAGAAGCAAGGCCTCCTGGCGAAAATGAGCGCCGCCTTGTTTAAACAGGAAGATTGACGCGGGGGCGCAGCGCCCCTATATAGATCCGGTCCTCCGGCATCCCGCTGGGGAGAGACAGGAGCTACCGATGACCATCACCCTTCGCGACTATCAGGCTCAGGCAATCCAGTCGATCTGGACGTGGTTTTCGACCCGCGACGGCAACCCGCTGATCGAGTTGCCGACCGGCACCGGCAAGAGCCTCGTCATCGCTGGCCTGTGCCAGCAAGTGCTGGAGCAGTACGAGGACTCGAAAATCCTAGTGGTCACCCATGTGCGCGAACTGATCGCGCAGAACTACGCAGAGCTTCTGCGGCTCTGGCCGGAAGCGTCCGCTGGCATCAACAGCGCTGGCATCGGTCGCCGCGACTTTCGCCAGAAAATCATCTTCTGCGGCATCCAGTCGGTTGCCGACCACGCGCATAAATTCGGAAAAGTCGATCTGATCTTGGTCGATGAGGCGCACCTGATCCCGCGTGATGGGGCGACGCGCTATCAGACATTCATCAACGACCTTCGCGCCGCGAACCCGTATGCGCGCGTCATCGGCTTGACGGCGACGCCATATCGCCTCGACAGCGGTCGCCTCGACCAGGGCGACGACGCGCTGTTCTCGGGCACGGCATACAGCTACCCCGTCGTTCAAGCGATCAAGTCGGGCTACCTGTCGCCGCTCGTAAGCAAGGCGACCGGCATGAAGCTCGACGTTGCTGGGGTCGGTACGCGCGGCGGCGACTACATCGCTGGCGATCTGGAGCGCGCAGTCAATATCGATGCCGTCAACCGCGCCGCGATCAAGGAGGTCACCGAATTCGCCGCGCGCGACGGTCGCCGCTCCTGGCTGATCTTCGCCGCTGGCGTCGATCACGCGCAGGCTCTCGCGGCGATCGTGCGCGAGCATGGCGTGTCGGTCGCGACGATCTTCGGTGACACCGCGAAAGCGGAGCGTGACGCGACCATCGCATCGTTCAAGCGCGGCGAGATCACCTGTCTGGTTTCGATGGGCGTGTTGACCACCGGGTTCAATGCCCCGGCGGTTGACCTCATTGCCATGCTGCGCCCGACGCAATCGACCGGCCTGTACGTCCAGATCTGCGGTCGCGGGATGCGCCTCGCGCAGGGCAAGAAGAACTGCCTCGTGCTGGACTTCGCGGGCAACATCTTGCGGCACGGCCCGATTGATGCGGTCGCGCCGAAGGGCAAGGGCAAGGGCGACGGCGAGGGCGAAGCCCCGGCGAAGGAGTGCCCTAGCTGCGGCTCGTATGTGCATGCGTCGTCGTCCGAGTGTCCAGATTGCGGTCACATTTTCCCGAAGCCCGAGCCGAAGATCGCGAGCGTCGCGGACACGTCTGCGATCTTGAGCGACAGCACGCCGAAGTGGGTCTCGGTCACCGGCATGTCGTTCGCTCGCCATTCCAAGCTGGGCAAGCCCGACAGCCTGCGCGTCACCTACCAGACGCGCACGGCGAGCGTCTCGGAGTGGATCTGCCTGGAGCATGATGGCTACGCGCGCGATAAGGCCAAGGCATGGTGGAAGCGCCGCGCGAGCAGCGCTGCGCCGAGCAGCGTGACCGAGAGCATGAAGCGGCTGAACGAGGTCCGCCAGCCGAGCGAGATCAAGGTTCGTCAGGTTGGACGCTATTTCGAGGTGCTTGATGCGCGCGATATGCCCGTGCGGTCGAGGTGAGCGGGGGTTCATCTTCCAGACGCCGCGCAACAAGCGGCGTCTGGGCGAACCCGCGCAGCCAGAATACTATTGCTCGATGAAGTGCATGGATGGGAGAGAAAACGTGATCGATCCGACGACAGACGAACTCGCCTCGATAGAGGCGGGCGGGCACAAGGGCGGCGAGTTTCTCGACGAGATCGGAAAGAGCGATCTCGCGACGCTGACAAGGCAGGAGTGGCTGATGTTTTGTCGATGCGTCATCACCGGCTACATCGCTGAGATGCAGCATCGCATCCAGCCGCCGTTTTGATGGAGGACGTGATGGATGATGATGCTTTGGCAGAGCGTCTCGCGCGCTCAGATGTTGGGGAGCGTTTCTTGGACAACGTGACGCCGCATTTTAAGCGCCACGCCATCGAGCGATGGAAGGACACGATCAGGACGATCAGGCTCGCGGGGCTGGCGGTCGTGGAAGCGGAGGATGGACGATGACCGAGATCAAAACGTGGCAGCAGCGGTGCATGGAGCATCCCGATCACCAGACCGGCATGGTCTCGGACGAGATGATCCGCGCCCGTATGTGCGAGGAGGCCGGGGAGTTGCGCGCCGAGCTTGAGAGGCGCACGCGCAATCATCGCAAGCTGTTGCAGGGATTGGCGCGCGGCGATTACGAAATCGTCTACGCCTCCGACGAGGGCGAGGTGGTCACGATTTTTCCCGTCGCTTTTTACGAGGACCGACACAGCGATCCCGAAGCGGACGAGCGCATTATCGACCGGATCGCGAACGACCCGCTGGCAAAGCGGGCGGACATATCGTTCCCTCAACAAGAGGGGCGAGAAGAGCAGCAGCGCAAGATCTGGCGCGCGAGGCTCGCGCAGATGCGGCGCGTGGGCATCGTCATCTCGGAGACCGGGCGATGAAGCAGAAATCAATCTGTGTTGGATGCGCTTACGCGAGGTGGGACCGCTACCCATCGGGTCGCCTGGATAAACACAAGAGCGGGAAATGCACATGGACTCTGGACGCTAGACTGCCGAAGGCATTCATCTGGATTCAGACTCCAACTCCAATCGGCGGCCGGATCAACAGAAAGCGTCTATTCAACAGCGACCCAACAGCCTGCGACTTCAGAAAGGAAGAAGAGAAATGAAAGAGGCATCAATCATCACGCTATGCGCGGTTGCGACCATCGTCGTCGTGACGTGCCTTGCGCTAGCGGTGCTGCGATGATCGGCTTTGCGTTCGCGCTCGTCGTGCTGGCGTGCCCGGTCAACGTGCCGGTCGCGGAGCGCGACTGCGTCGCCGTCGTCGCGGAGGTCGAGACCGTCGCGGAGTGCCGAGCGCTCTACCGCGAGATCCAATCGACGATGCCCGAGGGCATGCGTCTCACGTTTCCCGAGTGCGTGAGGAGGAAGAAATGAGCGAGCAGAAGAAGAAGCCGGAACCACTCAGCGTCGGCATCGACGCGCTCGAAGCCCAGGTGCGTGCGCTCAAGCGAGCCGTCGTGAAACTGCACGTTCGCAAGCCCGCACGAGACGAGCTGAATGAATAAGCGCGGCGGCTTCATACCGGGCTGGACAGGCAGCGCTAATTGTCGCGTCCACCTCGACCATCAGCGAGAAAAGGCGACAGTCGCGTCGGCGCAGCAAAGCTGGAAGGGCGCGCGCGACGGCGTCGATCCCGCTGTGCGTCGGCTCGCGGAATTGCTGGAGCCGCACGCTGGCTATCTGCCGAGAATTTTCAAACGCGCGGGCGTCGAGCGATCGACGGTAGTAAAATGGATTCGGTGCGGGAAAGATCCGAAATTGTCGTATTTTCGCGCGACGCTGAACGCTCTAGGATACGATCTCAAAATAGTGAGGATGCGACATGCAATCGATGACGATGAGATGCCTGGAGACGCGCGCGAGGACGCTAGAGGCGATCGCGAATGATGCCGACTGGGAGAGGGACCACGCGCGCGCGTCTGCGATCCGCCGGATCGCGCGCGACATGCGCGCCCGAGTGGCGGCGGGCGAGCGCTCTGAGCCGACGTTTTGAGGTGCTTGACACGGGGGCGCGACGCCCCTATTTAGGTGCCCAGGCCCGCCACCCCGGCGGGCTGACCCTCCGATGGAGCCTCGCATGCCTTCTTTCTCCGACCTCGTCCGCGCCCCGAAGACCGTTCCCGTCGCCGCGCCCGCGCCGGTCGTCGAGCAGCCCGCCGACAACGACGACGGTGCCGTCACCGTCGCCGCGCTCGACGCCGCGATCCAGCGTTTCAACGCGCGCGTCGTCGCGGCGCATGCCGCTGGCCGCGCCGACTTTCGGGCCGAAAAAAACATCGACGCCTGCGCGTCGCTCGCGGCGGCGCTGCGCCGCTACCGCAGCCTGACCGAGAAGCAGACGAGCTACGCGCGCGCCCTGATCGGCTGGTCGCAGGATCAGCAGCCTGCCGTTGCCCCCGCCGGTCGCCCCGCGCCGGTCGCGCGCCCGAAGACCTGGGCGGCGCTCCAGCCCTTCGCGAAGCTGCACGCCGGTCGCCTGTCGTTCGCGAAGAAGAACGGCGAGCCGCTCTGGTGGGTGCTGTTCGACGACGCGCTCGTCGGCAAGGCCGAAGACGAGACGGTCATCAGTTTCGGTCAGAAGGTCCGCGCCGCCGGTCTCGACGCTGCCGACATCCTGGCTGCGCTCGACGAGTTCGAGCGCGACCCCGCCGCCGCGCTCAAGGCGCACGGCATCGCGACCGGCTCGTGCGGCTGCTGCGGTCGGGAGTTGACCGACCCCCAGAGCATCGAGCGCGGCATCGGCCCGATCTGCTGGGAGCGCGGCGGGTTCTGATCGAGCGTTTACACGACCGGCCCCCGGCACTCGCCGGGGGCAAAACTCCGAGGGAGATGATCATGCCGACGAAGAAGAAGACGAAGACGAACGCCACGCGCGAGGCGTGGCTGCAAAAGGGCGCAGAAATCCTGACGCGCACGGTGTTTCGCGACGCCGCGATCGCGGTGCCGCCGGTTCGCACCTCCTGCTCCTGGCCCGGTGGCGGCAGCGCACGCACGCGCATCGGTGAGTGCTGGCCGAGCAAGATGTCGGCGGCGGGCGTCAACGAGATCTTCATCTCGCCGCGCATCGAGGATGCGATCCAGGCACTCGACATTCTGGCGCATGAACTCGTCCACGCGAGCGACGACTGCGCGAGTGGGCACGGCGCAGAATTCGTCCGCCGCGCGCGCGCCATCGGCCTGGAAGGCAAGCCGACTGCGACAGTCGCGAGCGCTGCGCTGCGCGCGCGCCTGGAGACGATCGCCGCCGATCTCGGCGCGTATCCGCATGCGCGGCTGGATCTCAGCAGCCGAAAAAAACAGACGACGCGCATGATCAAGGTCTCGTGCTGCGACGAGGATTGCGCGGGCGTGTTCCGCTGCGCTCGCAGCCACATCGAGAAGGCGAAGAACAATCTGTCCTGCCCGTTCTGCGGCGGCGAAGAAGTTGAGATCCAGGGAGGCGAAAATGAGTGACGGGGGGAAGGAGTGGAGCGCTCAACCGAGCGCTCCGAAGCACGATCCGCTGATCGAGGCGTCGTGCGTCCGCATCTGCGGCGCACGCACGCAGGAGCAGATCGTCGAGGCGCTCATCTACGCAATGGCGTGCGCGTGCGTCGCCCACAATCGCGGATGGAGGATGACGTGAGGGCCGAGGAGAAATTCGCCGATCTTGAGTGGCGCGCGTTTCTGCGCGCGTCGCGCGCGGATCATACGCGCAATCTCTCGCGCCCCTGGTATGTCTCCGAGCGTGTCGGCGACAACTCGGCGCGCAAGCGCTGGGACCGACAGGCGCAGCGCTACGCGGACTGGTACGTCCGAAGCGCGATGCGTCTCGACGGTTACGTTCGAGAGGTCAGGCGGATCGGTAGAATCGGCGCGGTTGCGTGTGCAGTCGTCGGCGGGAAATTCAAATACATCATGCTGCCCGATCACGTCGTGCAGCCAATGTCAGGAGAGCAGAAATGAACACGTTCGACGGCGCGGCCATGCGCGAAGCCGCGCGCATTCTGTTTGGACCGCAGGCGTGGTGCAGCCAGCTATCTCATCGCGTCGGCATCGCGGCCGGAACGATCCGCCGCTGGTCGGTCGGGGGCGGCAACCCGCCGCATCCCGATGTCGCGGCGCGCATCCGCGACGTGCTGCGCGAGCGGCTCGATCAGGCGGCGGATCAGATCCGGCGCATCTAGTGGCGCGTCGCCAGGGTGATCGCGGCGATCGCCATCTCCATCTGGCAGTCGATCGCGCGCGCGCGGGTCTCTAGGTCGCTCGCGTCGCGCGCGAACCGCGCGAGGTCGAGATACGTCGCCGTCGCGCCGCAGCGCTCGCAGCTGTAGTCGGCGCGCGAGCGCTTGCCGCCCTCCGCGCGGCGCACAGCCGCGAGCCGAAACGGGCACGTCATCGGCGGCGCGCGAGATACAGGTAGTCGCGATCCCCGAGGCGACGCTGGAGCAGATCGACGTGACGCTGGAGCGTCGCGTCGAAGTAATTCGCGCGCCATCGCAGCACCTGATTGATCGCTGAGACCTGTAGCCCCGCCGCGTATTGCGCTGCGCGCCGGATCGCGCCCGCGCGCATCGCGATCTGATGAGCGAGCGACAGGTCACCGATCGCGAGCCTGACGTGTTCCGCCGAGCAATCGCGGGCAAGCAGCCCCCGATGGTAGACGATCTGCTCACCGGGGGCGGCTACGTCGAGCCACGACATGAGCGTGGACTGGTCGATCGAGGTCATGGGGTCGAGGGTCGGCATAATGTGGCCTCCAGGGGCGAAAATCCGGTCGCTGGCGCGAGGAAGACCTCCGAGGGGTAGTCCTGGGCACCCCCCAGACCTTCCTCGCGCCAGCGGGGCTAAAATCAGCCCCAGAAATAAATCGCACAAGGACGTTGACCTGGGGGCGCAGCGCCTCTATGTAGATGCCAGCCCGGTCGTCCGACCGGGCGGCACCTCCGATGGAGCAGACCATGACCAAGTACATCACCGTTCGCAGCGGCCGCGCCTTTTCCTGCGACGCCGATGGCACCGGCTACCGCGCGCGCATCCACGCCGATGGCACGGTTGAGGCCTATGACGACCTCGCGGGCCACTACACCACCTGCCACGCCCTGACCGCCGCGCAGATCCGCTACATCCGCCGCGCGGTCGCGGCCTGATCGATCAGACAGCCAGCCAGAGGAGCGACACATGACCAACCAGATCGCCGTCATCACCAAGTGCGCGAAGGCCCAGGGCCGCGCGCGCAAGTGGGTCGAGAACCGCGCCGTCTATGTCGCGAGGCTCAAGCCCGGGCAGACCGTCGCGGACGTGCGCGACATCAGGCAGACCGCTGCCTGGGAGCGCGTCGGCATCGCCGACAGCCGCTACACCGGCCCGCGCAGCGCCTACAGCGCTCTGCTGGCCCAGGCCGAGGATGTCGCCGCCGAGTGGCGCGCCGCTGCGGCGGCGAACTGAGGGAGGGCTGCTGATGGTCGGCTACATCGGCACCATCGTCTGGCGGCACCATCCCGCGCAGACGGTCGAGTTCGCCGCGCGCGATCGCGCGGACGCGCTCCAGCAGCTTCGCGCCTGGGCGCGCGCGGAGTACGGACCCGCCGCCGACCGGCGCAGCTACCGGGTGCGCCTCGCGCCGCTCGGCGGCGAAGCGTCGCGCCTGCAATTCTGAGACGCTTGACCTGGGGTCACAGCGCCCCTATGTAGATGACCGGCCCCAGCATCCCGCTGGGGCGGAACCTCCGATGGAGACACGACCATGCAGTTCTTGAACCTGACCCCCCACTCGATCACGATCCGCCGCGAGGACGGGACGGAGATCCACGTCCCGGCTGACGGCACGGTCGCGCGCGTCGTCATGCGCGAGACCGTCGTCTCGGTCGCGGATGGCGTGGCGTATGTCCGCCGCGTCGCGGGCGAGGTGATCGGCGTGCCGAAGCACGCGGACGGCACCGATAACACGACCATCCCGGTCATCGTCTCCAGCATGGTGCTGGCGGCGCTGCCGGGGCGCGGCAACACCTACGCGCCCGACACCGGGCCGAGTGCCGTCCGCGACGCGAGCGGCCACGTCGTCGCTGTCACGCGCCTCGTGTGCGCTTGATTCACCAGCCAGAGGAAAAACGAACATGACGACCATCAACACGAACCCCCGCCTGCACCTGAACGGCACGAGCCGCGAGGAGTTGATCGAGGTCAACCTCAACGCGCGCGAGGCGATCGGCGTCGCGATCGTCCTGCTGCGCCGCGCCGCGCCAAACGGGCGGGACTATCCGCTGCCCGAGGACAGGGCGCGCTACGCGGCGGCGCGCGCGGAACACCGCGCCAGCGTCGCGGATCTGGAGCGGCTGCACGAGCGGCTGGGGACGCTCGTCGAAGCCCTTGACGCGGGGGCGTGACGCCCCTATATAGATGACCGGCCCCGCCACCCCGGCGGGGCGCACCTCCGATGGAGACGACGAATGACCGACCAGATCCTGGCCCAGAACAACGAAGTCCTCCTGATCTCGCTCGACGCGACGATCAAGGAAATCGTCGAGCGCGCGCTCTCTCATGCCCAGGAGTTCATCGCGCGCGTCCGCGCCGACCTCGCGGCTGTCGAGGGCCAGATCGATCAGATCGCGCCGCACCCGCGCAATAACATGAGCGGCGCGCAGTACAAGCAGGCGCAGGCCCGCCGCGCCAGCATCGTGGCGATCTGCGATATCAGCGGTGACCGCTTCTACGGTCAGATCGCGACCATCTCCGATCGCAAGGCGTCGCTCTACTGCGGCGAGGTGGCGTTGGCGGCGGCTGCATCGTGCCGCGCGTGGATCAACAAGCTGATCGCGAAGATCGGCCCGAAGGCGATCGCGTCCGCGAACGTCACCGGCTCGCTCTGGACCGGCTCGACGCTGCGCGTCACGTTCGAGGACGGCAGCGCCGAGGTCTGGACGACGAAGTGCATCGTCAACGTCTCGTCCCTGGGCAAGCTCTTCAACCAATGGCCGACCCGCAAGGTCGGCTGACCGTTTACACGACCAGCCCCCAGCATCCCGCTGGGGGCGAACCTCCGAAGGAGAAGACCATGAGCAACGCCAGCAACGACTACATCGCCATCGCTTTCATCGCAGCCGGATCGTCCTGGGCGCGTCGCCCCTCCAAGGCGGCGGCAATCGCCTCGCTGCGGCGTCGCGTCCGCCAGGACTGGAATTTCAGAAAAGGCGACACGATCAACGTCACCGTCGTCGATGCGACCGGCATCGACAACGTCTATTGGGACGTTGAGGGCATCTGGAACGGCGACAACAACGAGCGCATCCCCGCCGAGCGCATCGAGCGCGAGAAGGTCACGCTCTGACGCTTGACCAGGGGGCGCAGCGCCCCCTATAAGATGACCCAGCCCCCGGCACCCTGCCGGGGGCGCACCTCCGAAGGAGACCAGACCATGACGACGACCTACACCGTGTTTCGCGCCGACAATTCCGCCTCGATCGCGGGCAAGGGGCTGACCCTGGAGCAGGCGGCGCACACGCTGCTGACCGGCGACGGGTACGAATACGAGATCCGCCAGGAGGACGGGCTGTTCGTCCTGTGGACGAGCGACGGGTCTCGCAATTCGACGCGCGGCGCGCGGCACCTGACCTCGTGCGCCGCTGGCGGCTACATTGCCACGAGCCTGGAGGCGCTCTACCGCAAGGTCATCTCGGAAGAGTGGCGCGGGTACGACGCCCAGACGGACGAGGCGTATGCGATTATGATGGGGCTGTACGCGCTCGACGCCGCTGGCCTGCGTAACGGTGACGAGGTCGTCGCCGGTCGCGGCGAGGACCGCGAGGCCGGTCGCATCGTCCGCGTGATCGACGCGACGCGCGTCGAGGTCGCCTGGGAGCAGGGCACGCGCACGCCCTGCGCGATCGCTGATCTGGAAGCCGTCTGAGAGAAGAGGGAAGCATCATGGCTGCTCATAAATACCCGCCGCTCGGCAGCGTCTCTTCGGGGACGCTGCGCCCGCAGGATCTGCTGCTCGCTTTCGCCGACGCGCTGGAGCGCTACGCGCGCCGCAGCCGCGCCCTGTCGTCGTATCGCGCCGACATCCGCAGCGCGCGCACGCTCGCGGCGCGCATCGAGGCCGGTCGCGAGATCGACGCTGACGGCATGATCTTGGACCTGAGCGACAGGCTCAACGACCTCGCGCCGCCGCACGCTTATTTCGGCGGGCATCCCGGCGACGGCGCGGATTTCGGCTATTGGGTCGTCGATGATCTGCGCGAGAGCGTCGAGTATCAGGACGGCGTCGTCGTGTCCGATCTCGCGGAAGTGCCGATCATGCATCACGGCGACGTGCTGCACGTCAACGATCACGGCAACGCGACGCTGTATTGGCACGAGCCGCCGACGCGCCGTCGTGAGGGAAAACTCACCGAAATCTGGTCGATCGTCTGAGGAGGAAATCATGGCTGACGTTCTGTTCATCGATCTGGAGCGCGCGCGGAAATACTGCGATCGCTTCAACCATTGGCTGCTCGCCGAGCCGAAGGGCGGCTGGCGCATCGTCGAGACGCGCGCGCGCGCCGTCGAGGTCGCTGGTCCCATCCGCATCTCGGTGATGGACCTCGCCGCGAGCCGGGACGAGGTCGAGGCGACCGCTTGGCACGGCGACCTGATGCGGTGCATGAGCGACATGTCCCGCCTGCTGGGCGAGGCGCGCGAGCGCGACGATCGGAGGTCGGGCCGTGCCGTCGCGCAATGACGATCCGCCGCGCGACGAGGTCGATGTCGTCGAGGTCGAGCAGGATGGAACGCGGCTGGCCTGGACCGAGGACGGCGCGGTCTACTGGCTGACGCCGAGCGGAGCGTGGCATCTGCTCGGTCACCTCGAATACGACGACGAGCGAGACGCGCGTGAGCAGCTTCTCGCGTATCTCGGGAGGAAGGCATGACGCTGAACGATGACGATCGCCGTCGCCTGTCTGCGGTGCTGGAGCGCACAGCGAGCGCATCGCCCGATGGCGAGCGTCTCGCCGCGCTTACCGCAGCGGAGCGCATCCTGAGTAAGGCGGGGATGCGGATGAGCAATCTAGTCGATGCCGCGCCGAGCGCGTCGGGGATCTCTCGCGCGATGTACGAGGCCGTACTGCGCGACAACAGCGTGCTTCGCGTCGCGAACATGCACTTGCGGATGCAGCTTGAAAAGCTGAAGTCGGAGAGCGCTCGCCGTGAGAGCGAGCGTGTAAACGCTGACGGTGACGCTCGCGTGTGGCTGAGATATTTAGAGGACGACGATGTCTTCGATCGCCTGGGCGTGTGGGAGAAGGGGTTCGTCGATTCGATCTCTGATCGCGTCGAAAGCGGGCGCGATCTGACGCAGCGCCAGATCGACAAGCTGCGCGAGGTCGCGCAGCGATACGGGTTCAAGGGAGAGGGACGATGAGAGATATCAAAACGTGGCAGCAGCGGTGCGAAGAGCATCCCGATCATCAGAACGGGATGGTCTCGGACGAGATGATCCGCGCTCGCATGGGCGAGGAAATTCAGGAGTTACGCTCCGAGCTTGAGAAGCGAACGAAGTGGTATCTCAAGGTGCTGAAGGAGTTGGCGCGCGGCGACTACGAGATCTCTCACGTCTCGGACAGCAGAGACATGACCGTGATCTTTCCTCGCGCCCTCTACGAGAGCCGGTTCTCTCATCCGATGGACGAGCATCTCCTCGATCTAATCGCGAACGACCCGCTGGAGAAACAGGCGCGGGCCGTGACGCCTCAAGCCGATGGATCAGAAGAGAACCGGCGCGAGATCTGGCGCGCGAGGCTGGCGCAGATGCGGCGCGTCGGTATCGTCATCTCGGAGGGCAAGCCATGAGCAAGAAATCAGCCGCAATCGCAACCTCTGGCGACGAGATCGAGCGCCTGCGCGCCGCGCTATACGCCGCTGCGGATCGCGCCCAAGTCTTGCGCGGCACGCTTTTGGATGCGGGGAGAGCGAGCGTCGGGATCGCTGTCGAGACCGCGCGCCTCAAAGACCGCGTGGCGGAACTGGAGTGCGTGTTGAGAGACGCACGGCATAACGGCTTGATCTATTGGGAACCGCAAACAACGCACGGAGCCGTGCAACGAGCCAATATGATGTCGCGTATCGACATCGTCTTGAACAAGGAGGCCAAGCCATGAGCGACACCGACAAGAAGCTGGACGAGATCCGTGCGAGGCACGAACGAGACGAGCGGTGGCATTGCGCGCCATCCGTGATCAGGCTGCAATCGCACGAAGACCGTGGGTTTCTTTTGACCAAGATCGAGCGCCTGCGCGCCCAGATCGAAACCCTCGCTGGCACCATCGCGCAGATCGAGCGCGCCGCCGCTGGGGCCATTTATTCGCAGGAGATGATCCATGCGATGGCGCGCGACGCGCTGAAATCTTTGGAGGCCAAGCCATGAGCGACAATACTTCGCAAGAACTGAGGCACTATGCGCGCTACGACGCGCCCCTCAGACGCCGAGCGCTCATTTACCGAGCCGCAGACGAGATCGATTATCTGCGCGCTCGCGTGGTGGTGTTGGAGGCGGCGCTGCGCCATTACGCAGACGACGACTACAACGGCCACAATGCAAACGGGTCTTGCGCTCGCGCTGCGCTGAAGGAGGTCAAGCCATGAGCGACAAACCGAAGGAGGACAAGATGATGCACGACTACGAAACCGTTCTCGCTGATTACGGCACCGAAGCTCCCGAGGCCAGTCAGATCGCGATCAGAATGTCGGTTGAGATCGCGGCGCTGCGAAACGCAAACAGAGATCTGCGCGAGAAGCTCGACTGGGGCGGCGGCTCGCAGCGTGAGCGCATCGCGACGGCGTGTCTCGCGGGGCTGCTGGCGGACCCGAATGTGGACGGCTTCGACTTGACGGACAAAGCCGTCAGGTTCGCAGACGCGCTCATCGCGCGGCTGGACGAGGAGGCCAAGCCATGAGCGAACGCTGGCAGTCGATAGAAACCGCACCCAAGGACGGTAGAGCCGTCATCCTGTGCTGGGCCATTGACGCCGATGGCGATCCAATCGATTGGGCAGAGAACCCGACGACTGCTGGGGTCTTCGTGCAAGTCGCGTCGTGGCACGAAGCTCAAGGCGAGTGGGTCGTGTATGCCGACATGATCAGCGACCCGACGCTGCACTTTCGCCCGACCCATTGGATGCCCCTGCCGCTGCCGCCATGCAAGGAGGCCAAGCCATGATCTTCCTGGCCGGATGCGTGCTGGTATTCGGCGGCATAGCCGCGTTTTTCCTGAGCGCGCTCTTTGACGCAAGCGAGCGCATTCTGAAGGCGTCATACGCCGCAGCGATCAGCGGGCTGATGCTGTGGCTTCTGTCAATCTTACTGAGCGCAACCCCTGCAATTCTGGAGACGATGCCATGAGCGAAGAGAACAAGACGCCGCTGTACCCGCGCCCCGCGTTTCAACACGAGGACGTTGCCGTGCGATTAGAGAGCTTGCTCCGATGCGATGGCGCGACCTCGCTTGTGCGAGGCACGCGCGAAGTCCCCGCCAAGGATTTGTTCGACGCCTGCCACGAGATCAATTTCTTGCGTGAGAACCGCGCTGCGGCATGGGAGCGCGTCGAGATCCTGCGGAAGTTCATCGTTCGATATCGAGCCATGCTCGTGAAGTGGGATGCGCTCCGGCTGCATGAGCTTGTCGGCAACGCAGATGCGATGAAGGCTCTGAGAGAGATCGAAGAGGAAACGCGCGAGTTCCTGCATGGAGACAAGCCATGAGCGACGACTGCATGAAGCGCGACATGCTGCACCAGCCGCCGGTCGAGCAGCAGCCGTACCGGCTGGCCTGGGTCGGCGTCGAGGGGCGGACCTATCTGGTCGGCGTCGCGATCGAGCAGCGGTCGGGGACGACGAGCGACCACGAGGTGGAGGAGATCGCGCTCTACGTCGCGCAGCGGCGGCATCTGCGGGAGACCGGCACCCTGCCGCCGAGGGAGTACTCCGTCGTTTACATGTTCCCGGCGGGCAGCGTCCTGGGCGTCGAGCCGGGGGAGATCGACTGCCCAGCGAGCGCAGAACCACAGGTTGTGATGGCTGGCGCGCGCACAATCTCCAGGCGAGGCGACCGGATCGTGGTCTCGATTGCCCAGCCGGGGGACGCGGACGTGGACGGCGGGGATTACCTACCCCAGGACTGAAACATGCACGCTAGGGCCGGTTTTCTGGTCGCTGGTGAGCGAAGCGTAGCAGGGGGTGACCTGGGTAGCGGGTCGCCCCTTTCGCTTATCAGGGGCCAGGAAATCGGCCTTTGCGGGCATCGGGGCGGCGCAGGGGGATAGTGCAGATATGGCTAGGGGCGAGGGGGAGGGGCTTGCATTATCTCGGAGGCCCCTAAGCCATTGATCTGAAACGGCTTTTAGCTCTTAAGAAGAGATAATATAAATAATATAAATAATATAATATATATACTACTACTACTACTGGTCTCTCTAGGGGGTGTCTCTGGCTATCTGTGTCTGTCTGTAAGCAGTATTATCTGTTTTATCCGCATTTACCCTTCGGGCGGGGCGCAAGCTGCTGACATGAAACAATTATTGGGAACGGGGAGAAAATGCAGGGCGTCCGACGGGATCTCGCAGGATCTGCAAGATCCCCCTGGCCCGCCGCAGCCCGCCAGGATGCCCCAGGACGCGCGATCGGGGCGGCTGGCACCCGTGCCGCCCCCGGCCCGCTTCCGCGCGCCTAGGCCCCCTGCAATCGGCGCGCAGGGGCACGCGCAGCGGCGAGCGCAGCAGCGAGCGCAGCGAGCAGGAATGTGTTGCCCCGGCCCGCGCCCCTGCCCCATGCTGATCACGGCGCGCGCTGTAGCCGCCCGACCGCTCGCCGGGGTGCCTCCCCCCGCCTGGACCCCGGTCGTCGTGCCCCTGGTCAGGCGGCGAGTAGCCGGGGGACATATCCAGCGAGAGGGACCGCGATGCGAGGCGTCAGGAAGAAGATCAAGGCCAAGGGCGTCCGCAAGGGCGCTATGGGACGCCCATCCGTTTATTCCGAGGAGCTAGCCGAGAAAATCTTCTCGCGCATGTCGCGAGGCGAGAGCCTGACGCGCATCCTGCGCGACGACGGAATGCCAGATATGACGCAGATCTGGCGATGGCTCGATAAGCCGATCACGGAAGACTTCCGCCCCCGATACGCGAGAGCGAGAGAGCTTCAAGCCCATGCTCTGATCGACGGTGTGTTCGATATCAGCGACGACGCGCGCAACGATTATGCGGTCGATGACAGTGGAAATCGCATCGTCGATCACGAACACATCAATCGCTCGCGTCTGCGTGTCGATACGCGGAAATGGTATGCCTCCAAGGTGCTGCCGAAAATTTACGGTGACAAGCTGATCAGCGAAGTCACCGGAAAAGATGGCGGAGCGATCAAAGTCGAGGACACGACGCGAGCAAACACGCTGGCAGAAATCATGGCCGCGTTGAAACGCAAGGAGACGTGACGATGGGCGCGAAGAAGATCGTTGAGGGCGCGAAGAAGAAGGCGTCCAAGTCTTTCAAGGACACGACGCGAAAGCTGTCCGCGCCCAGCATCAACCAGCCCGATCGATCGGTCCCAAGCCCAGAGCTTCTTGCCCAGCAGCTTGAGGCTGGCCTCACGCCAAACAGCAGGACAGGGACAATCGATGTCCCGTATGGCTCTTCCAAGATCACGCCCAGCCAGCTTGAAGAGATGAATGCGGCCCTGCGAACCGAGCCGATAACGCTCGGAACCGCTGGCCGCACGCCTCAAGCTGCGATCGAGTTGTATGGAGCGGATCGTCCAATATTGCGGGAAGACATTCGGAGGACGCCAGAGTTTCTGAGGCCCGGTACTGACGTTTTACTTCCGTTCCTCGGCGACCGAAGCGCCGTTTATCGGCTGCTTGGATATCGAGGGGCAAACCTGTCTCAGCCAGTCAACATCCCTGGCGGGCATGATTATGCGCGGCAGCTTAAATCAGGCATCTGGAGATCTGGAAGCGCCGTTCAGAACAAGTTGATGGATGCTGCCCGAGCGATAGACAGCAGAGGATACAATCCGGTCGGAATTTATTTTCCGATGGGACCAGAAGCGACTGACGGGGCCATGTTTTCTCGGCAGATCGTGGACGATATCTTGCGTAAATCGAAGAGGCGCAAAGAAGTCAGCCCCGAAACCCTCGAACGACTTGCGGATCGTGTCAGATCGGAAAAGGTGACAACGGAAGACAAGGGAACCATCTACCCGTATCAAGATTTCCCAGGGTTCTCTTCCCGGAAATACGGGGACTGGATGGACCGCTCGTTTAACAACCGAGCTGCTGTCATAGACATGATGGGGGCAAAAGCCATGCAGGATGCTGGCATGCCCAACGTCACTGGTCTCCGCCACGCCATACAAGACGACGAGCTTCGCGGCCTCCCGAAAGAAGGACCGGGGTTCAATCCTTATGAGACGTATGGCGGGCAGATGATGTCTTACGTCAACACGTCGCCTCGCGCGCTGCGGTCTGGAGACAGAACGTGGCTCGACAATCCAAGCTATCCCGTCGATATGGCGGGTGACTACATGGGTGGGTTCAGCATCCCCGTGCCGCGCAGCATCATGTTTCGAGATTTCGTCACTTCGTTCCCGTCCCATCCGAAAGGCATTCAGCGATCAATGGTGATGCGAGTTCCTCCGATTCAGAAGGTCGATCAGCAGTTGATCGACGAGGCAATGAAATGGACGGAGGGGGCAGACAGGCTTGGCATCATGGATCTTCTGTCTCGCTACGCAGATGGCGGCGCGGTTCAGCGCTTCGACGAAGGCGGACTGAAGCGCCAGAAGTCCAAGTTCGCTGCTGCGGCGAGCGTCGCGAAGGGCGCGCTCGGCGCGTTCCGCGACGCGCCGACGAAGAAGATCGAGGACTGGAAGTGGCGACCGCTCGCTGACGTGCCGGAAGCGCAGCGCATGGCTGGAGAGCCGCTGCCCGCGCATATCCATCCGTTCGGTGACTTGATGGTCGAGCAGGCCGAGCGCGCCGACATGAAGGGGCTGACGCCGCGCGACTTGGTGAAGGCCTACACGTTGACGCGCTCGTCGATCCAACGCGGCGCGCTCAAACGTGCGACGGTCGAGGAGACCGGCCTGCCGATCTCAAGCAGCGACGAGATGATCCGCCCCGAAGGAGCGTTCGCCGACTGGCTGCGAACGCCGATGGGCCAGCGCTATCTCGATGCTGCGGTGAAGGGCAACATCGACCAGAGCGCCATCGACGATGCGATGATGAAGATGCGCCCGTTCGGCTTGCACAACAGCCTCGGCGACGACCTCGTCTACGGTGCGAAGGACATCCCCTCGCTTGCGCCCGCCGCGAGCGACCTCGTCGCGCGCGCGTATCACGGCAAGAGCGATCCGCAGGAGTGGCGCAACTTGATGCGCGGCGTTCATGGCGTCGATGCCTCGAAGAGCGGCTTCATGTCGTCGATGCTTGGGCGCGGCGACAACCCGACGCTCGATGCGCGCCAACTCAAGATGCACACGCCTGACGACACCAAGCTGGGGGTGTACGGCAGGCGCTCGTCGAAGAAGCTGCCGATGACCGGCGGCGACGAAGCGGTCGAGCGTCTCGCGGCGCGTCAGCGTGCGCTCGGTCTCGACATGCCGTCGCGTTTCGATCCGATGTATCAGCATCTCACGCACCACGGCATGTGGGATGCGTCAAGCGGCACGCAGACGACGCATCAGGACATCATCGACGCGATGCGATACGAGAGCGGCGGCAAGGTCGAGAAGGACAGCGAGCGGTTTAAACGCGAGGCGGACGAACGCATCGCCGCTGATCGCGCGCAGTATGACCGCGACATCGCGCGACGCAGAGAGCAGGGCGGTAGCGCGCCGCGCCGCTTCATCGATCAGGCGGCGAAGTCCGCCAGAACGCAATGGTCGTCGCTGGATAGTGAGGGGAACCCGGTTGCATTCTGGAAAGCGGGCGACGCGCCTGGAATGCTGTATGACGTGGCCTCCATGCCAGCGGATCTCACGGAGATATTCGAGGCCGATATCGGCGGAAACGCAGCGGGCGATTACTCGAAGGATGCCAGCAAGCACATGGAGCGCTTGCGTGCGGCTATCGGCAAGGAGACGGAGGTTGCCCCGGCGAAGGGCATGATCGAGCATGCCGGTTCGTCGTTCGGCAACATGATCGGGCAGATCCCGCTGCTGCCGCTCTTGCCGCTTCGTGCTGGCAAGCAGGCGATCGATGCGGGAATAGCCGCCGCTGGTCCGCTCAAGAGGGCGGCGAAAACTGCGTTTGAATTCATCAGCCCGACTCTGGCTCCGAAGTTTTCTCGCAACATCGCAACCGGAACCGGCATCGGGACCGGCATCGGATATGGAATAGAGGCTCTCATGGGAAACGATGAAGAAGCTCAGGTTGGCTACAACGAAGGCGGCGGGGTGAAGTCGAAGATCGCGCCGCTCGTCAATCTCGCACGCGGTGCCGTGCGTCGCATTGGCGAGGGCACCGGATACAGGAGCGTCCCAGGCAAGCCCGCGACGGTCGAGATCCCGACCATCGGGCGCGTCGAGACGCTGCCGATCCCGCAGCTTGAGGACGCGGCGGCGAGCTACATGCGATCGATCGGTCGCCCTGGCGAACACGTCATCACCGAGTATCCCGAGTTCGACGAGGATCTCGCGCGCCGTCTTGCGCGCGCCTACGACGAAATGAAGCACGACCCGGCTGATCCGCGCGTGCAGCGGTCGTATCAAGCGCTCGCTGATGAAACGATGGCGCAGCTTGAAAAGGTCAAGGACAGCGGCTTGGACATTCGCTTCCTCAAGGAAGGAATGGACGATCCGTATGCGAAGTCACCCGCGCTCGGCTACGCAGACATCATCGAGAACAACCGGCTCTACACGTTCCCGACCGACTTCGGCTTCGGCACGACGGACTCGAACGCAGAGCTTCTGTCGCAGTTCAAGCACCCGATGCTGACGAAGATCGGCAGGCTGGGCGACAAGGACAATGCCGTCGTGAACGACGCATTCCGTGTCGTCCACGATGCGTTCGGCCACTTCGGCCCCGGCAATCCGTTCTTCCGCCACAAGGGCGAAGAGCGCGCGTGGCTCAATCACGCGCCGATGTATTCGCCCGAGGCGCGGCCCGCTGCTGCGGTCGAGCTTCGCGGGCAGAACAGCTACCTCAACTTCGGCCCGCACGCGGAACATAACGCGACGGCAAGCGGTGCCGACACGGTCTACGCCGATCAGAAGCTCGGCTTGATGCCGGAATGGGCTGTGACGGAGAAGTCCAAGAAGAAGCCAGTACAGAAGGCCGAAGGCGGAAGCGTCACCGGCAGCGGCATGAACATGGAAAACAAGATCGAGCGCGCGCCGCTGCCGAAGCCCGAGACGCCGACGTTCGACGGCATGTCGTTCGAGAAGGCGTTCGCCGCCGCTCGTCGTGTAAACGCGCCACGCTTCATGTGGCGCGGCAAGCCGTACACGACCGAGTTGAAGCGTGAGAGCGCGGGCGACATCGAGCGGCGCGTCGAGCGGCGCATCCCGCAGGCACCCGCTCCGCAGCAGGACGAAGCAGCGGTGCGAGAAGCCGAGATGCCGTCGCGGCTCTACCAGCGTCCCGCCGCCCAGGCCACTCCCGCCCACGATGCGTTCGGCCCGCCGCGCCCGTTCCTGAGCGCTCCAGAGCAGATGGATGGTCTGATGCCATATGAGGGCGCAGCCGCGCCCAGGCTCAATCCAGCGCAGATGCAGGGCACTCTGCGGCGCTTCGGTCGGATGGACATGGACCCGTCGAGCTTCGCATATCGGTTCGCGCGCACGATGAGGTAAGACGTGCCGCTGGACCTGTCACCGAAGGATCTCGCAGCGCTGTCGGATGACGATCTACTCGTCATCCGATGGCGTCTTGCGTTTCTGGAGCGTGCGCGCGCAAACCAGACAGAGCCGCCAGGAGACTGGGGCATCTGGGGCATCATGGCGGGGCGCGGCTTCGGCAAGACTTTCGCGGGCGCGAACTGGATTGCGAGCGAAGCGCTCGTCGATCCGAAGTCGATCAGCCACGTCATCGCTCCGACGTGGAGCGACGCGCAGCACGTCTGCTTCGAGGGACCGGCTGGTCTGCTCGCGACGATCCCGCACCAGCTTGTGAAGGACTACAACCGCTCCGATCTGATCATCACGCTCTACAACAACGCGACCATCCGAGCGTTCTCGGCGGAGAAGCCCGATCGTCTGCGCGGCCCGCAATGCCATCGTGCATGGTGCGACGAGCTTGCTGCGTGGCAACGCGCGCAAGAGACATGGGACATGCTGATGATGGGCCTGCGCCTTGGCGCAAGACCGCGCGTCGTTTTCACGACGACGCCGAAGCCCGTGCCGATCGTGCAGTCGCTGGTGAGGGACAAGCGCTGCGTGATCACGCGCGGCTCGACATACGACAACCGCGCGAACCTCGCGCCGACGTTCTTCGATCAGCTTACGAAATATGAGGGCACGCAGCTTGGTCGCCAGGAGATCCACGGCGAACTGATCGATCCCGAGGAAAGCGGCATCGTCAAGCGGACGTGGTTCAATCTGTGGCCCGCAGACAAGCCGCTGCCCAAGCTGTCGTTCGTCGTGATGTCGCTCGACACGGCATTCACCGAGCGCACGCGCGACAAGAAGACCGGCGAGGGCGACCCGACAGCGTGCAGCGTCTGGGGCGTGTTCGAGCATGAGAAGAAGAAGAACCTGATCTTGCTGGACTGCTGGCAGGACTGGCTGTCGATGCCCGACCTGATCACGCGCGTGACCAGGGAATTGAAGGTCGAGTATGGCGAGGTCGATGCGCCGATCATCAAGCCGATGTTCGGACCGTCGATCGTGGCTGGCAGCGGCAAGAAGATCGATCTGCTGCTGATCGAGGACAAGGGTAGCGGCATCTCGCTCAGACAGATGTTGGAGCGAGAGGGCGTCGTGGCGTATGCATACAATCCTGGCAACGCCGACAAGCTCTCCAGGCTCCACATGGTCTCGCATATTCCAGCCAATGGTCTCGTGTGGCTCCCCGAGAGCCAGAAGATCCCCGGTGCGCCGCGCACCTGGGCAGAGCCGCTGCTCGCGCAGCTATGCGTTTTCACGGGCGAAGGATCGACCAAGCACGACGACTTCGTCGATAGCACGACGCAGGCGTGGCGGCTGTTCGCGGACAAGAACCTGCTGTCCGCCACCGGCTACAAGCCCGAGAAGCGCGACCCCGGCCCGCCCGCAAAGCCGAAGGTCAATCCCTATGCGATCTGAGGTGCGACATGTCTGAGAAGAACAAGCTGGTCGGAGCGCTGAACGCTCTCAAGCGCATTGCAGAGC